TCTGACCACTACCAGCAGTAACAGGAAAAACTACGCTTGCCCAAGGCAACTCTTCATCTGATAACTCAGATGCAACCGCAGTATGGTATCCCATAATACGAACTTTAAATCTTTCTCCAAATCCCTCTTGTTCATTGTTAGAATATATTGCTGTCCCGCCACGATTCTCTCTCCAGGTTTTAGCATCAGGAATCTGACCAATCCACCAATGGAATCCGTCTTTACCTACATGATGCCTTTTAAATAAACCTTGCTCAATCATTTCTTATTCTTTTCCATATGAGTCACGGACTAGTCCAAGACTTGTTACTGTATTATCTGCTGTTAGTTTATGACAGACATGTGCCACTAAGTATTTACCTTCTGTCTTCTTATTTATTTCATCAGTACCGCCTGCTTTTTGTTCAGGAAAAGCACAGTATATCATTTGTCCTGCTCTAATCTCAAACATACCAGGAATTGTAATGTTAGTGATGATAGTAAACAACTGATTGTATCTCATAATAGATTGAACCGTTGACCGATTAGCATCAAAGTTGGATTGTCCTGGATTATCCTTCACATACTTTAGTTGTTCTTCAGCATTATTTCCTGGAGGATTGTATCCAATATCCATAACACTAGTCATTAATCTAGAGGGACCTGCAGTAAAGTTCTTATTGACTAAATCAGCACTGTAAAATCTACCTGCTGTTTTAACCTTTCCCTTCTGCTGATTACTTCCATAGTCAATCACATTATAGTTGAAGGAAAATGGGTCATAATAAGTTGACCGGTTTCTATAAGTTCCAAGACTTAGATTCTGATGAAGATCAATGTCTCTCTCAATATCATAATCATAGATTGGCGCATCATATCCATCCTTAAGACCAACTGTTCCTGTATAAATCATTCTCTTGCTTGCAGATTGTTCTAATAGTTTATCTACTGATTTAAAGTTAAATGAGTCACGGTCTTGATAGAAAAGATATCCTGCTGCATTACCTATACTTACATCGGGAACTGCCTTTGATGCTAACCAAGTACAAACATAAAAAGGTTTTCGACTGTTACCATAAAAGTTATAGTCTAAAGCAGTCGGGTCTACATTAACAGTTTTTTTACTTTTTAAAACATCTTTAACAATACTTGATACATTAGTAGATATCTTTCCTTGATATCTTTTAACAACTCTAGATAATTCATTAGACAGAGACTCAGCAGAACATAAGTCTAGAAAGTAAATATTTTTTAAACTATCTGGGGAAGCATTCCTTACACGATTCACATAGAGTTCAACTTTAATAGTACTACTACCTGAATCACTCTCTGGAGTAGCATCTTCAATCTCAAGGTCAACTCTTTCTCCTCCTCGTACTGGAAGAAGATCTAATATTCCTCCTGGAGATTCAATTTGTTTATTACTTTCAGGTTTAACCGCACCAGTATCTACAATGGTCAATGTAGCAGTTACAGTATTAGACAATATACTCTCATAATATGAAACATCAACCACACCAGCAGTAATATCTATTGATTTACCTGTGTTACCAGTGATAATACATTTTACTATATTACCAGATTGTAGTGGTGATATTTGACCCGTTTTTGCTTCTAACATTATCCTTGCTTATATAAGAATCCTAATAACTGTTGTTTATAATAACTATTTACCACGTCTCTGGTAGACGCTGCCATTAGAACAGGACTTGAACCTCCGCCTGCTACAACAGTTTGTTGTTGCTGCTGTGAAGGCACATATATTGTATTCTCTGCACCTTGTTCATAAGATGCTAATCCACTAATAGATCTTGCTCTACTGCTAGTAACTGCTCCAGGTGTAGTAACACTTGCTCCTGCTCTAGGTCCATTAGAACTCAAGATAAGATATTGAACATAAGGTGAGGGGTTTCCAAGCCCACCATATGTTGTTCCATTCTTTTTATTATCAACTTCAAAGTGAAGGTGTGGTCCTGTTGACATTCCAGCACCTCTATCTCCTTTTGCACCACCTGTTCGACCAAGTGCTGTGCCTGCAGGTACTTTTTGTCCTTTCCTAACAAGAAACTCTTTAAGATGTGCAAGTCTAAATTGAAGACCTAATGATGGTGCCCAAGCATCAATTACATATCCATAATTACCGTTGCTTGCAGCATACATAATCTCTACTGGAACAGAGAGAGCAACGAAAGTTCCTACTGGTGTTCCAATATCAATACCACCATGCGGTTTATTGCGTTCACCTGTTACGGGATGAGTTCTATTTCCATAAGGCGATCTAACCGGGAATCCACTAATCATATCACCCTTCTGTGTTCCAGTCGTTTGTCCAGCCCTTGACACAGCAGATCCTGCTATTTGTGCCTGTGATATAGATGCCGTTGGTGAGACCATTCCTGTATTTCCAGCAGTATTGAATATGTGCCCACCTAGTGTAGTAGGATTAACATCCTGCGACCTATCATAACCAGCACTATGAGTTCTAAAACCAGTCGATTTCATAATATTATTAATATCAGACGCAGACATCGACTTACCTTCTAATGTTGCCCTTAAACCTGCTGTATTCTCAGCCATTGCTAATGCTCTGATTGCCCTTCGTCTTTCATCCTCAGTAATAGATGGTAATCCATTGTTGTAAGGTGTGTATTGATCTGGAGCACTAATCACATCAAATATACTACCACTCTTTGCATTGAATGTATCGGGAGTTACCTTTCCACTTTGAATAAGACCTGCTCGGTTTAAAACAGACCTAGCAACTGCCGCCATACCTAGTTTACCTTCTCCACCTGCCTCAGCAATCATTAACTTCAATAACAGTTCTCTTTCATTGCCCTCAAGTTTTGTAGCAGGCATAGAACCTCTTGGTGGTGGTGATTCTTCCTCCTCCTCACCTTCTTTTACCTTTGATTTATCATCAACTTCTCCCTTTTCATCTGTGCTTGGTTGGAACAATGCAGTAACCATTGCTTTACCCATTGTACCAAATGCTCCAAGTAGTCCCAAAGGACCCGTAAACATCTTAGGATCAAGTATTTCTTTACCACCCAACCCAAAGGGAACCCACTTTGGTAGTTTTGTTTTAGGAAGAGCTTCCCAAAATTTTGAAACAACTCCTTTCATCCAATCTAATATTTTACCACCTACCTTTGCTACTTGCCCAACAGCATCAAATATTTTCTTTTGTGCTTTCTTTGGATTCTTTTCAATGATAAGAGAATAGGCAGCATCGCCCATTACCTCACCAATCAGTCCACCAACGATTGTACCTAAACCAGGAATAGGAATAAATGTTCCTAAAAACTCACCAAGTCCAGCACCAATTGCTTTAAATGCTGCTTGTCCAACTGGTTCATTTGAAAGTACACTCGTAGTAAAAACAATAAGTGGACCTACAATAGGAACACCACGAACACCTCTGCCTGCTCTCTTCAAAACAGGGGCCGAATTTGTAAGTTTTTGAAGATCTTCAGGTTTAGCGATTCCAAATAGTTTTTGAAGAAACGCATTTCCTGCCTTTGCTAGTTTCTTTCCTTTCCTAAACGTTCCAACAGTTGATCTCTGTAATCTTGATCCTTTGCCACCAAATGCTGTTCCAGTCTCAAGACCAGCTCCAAATCTTCTTCTTACGCCGTCTAATCTTCCAAGTGGTCCCTTCTTAGGAGTAGGTTTAAACTGTGATGTTTTTTTTCTTGCTTGTTCTAGATCAAATCCACCTGCTGCTGCTTGTCCCGGTGAGCGATATCTTCCTGGACCTCTGAAACCTGATGTTCCTGGTCTTCTATATGTTCCAGTCCCACCACCCGTTGATCCTTTTGATTTAGGATCATCTATAGGTGGAAGTCCACGCAATAGATTAAATTTATTTCTAGCAAATTTAAGTATTGCTCCTCCAAGTGACTTAATACCTTTAAGAACACCACCAGCAATCTTTCCAATTTTTCTTCCTATTGTTGCTACTAACTTAAAGGGTGCTTTGATAGCAAATTTAAGTACACCTTTTATTGCTTGAAGACCGCCTCTCAGAATCAAGAATGAAGCATAGATATTATTTTCAAGTAACTTAAATGCTGATTTCATTTTATCAACATTATTAATCATCCATAGGATGAGTCCACCAAGTAATATGTTGGTGAAGAAGTCAATGATATTAAACTTTTTAGCAACACCCATTGCGGCAGAACCAATGCCGCCAAGATTTAGTCTTCTCTTCTCTAGATTTTCTTCTCTTTGTTTCTTCTTCTTAGCAGATGTTACTTTCTTTTTATTATCTACTTTCTTCTTATCAATTAATAACTGCTTCTTAAGAGTCTTATCAAGTTGAGTGGTAGTCTTAACAATGCCCTGCATTGTTTTAGTTAGACTTTCATAACTAGTCTTCTGCTGTACCGTATCAACAGATCCTACATCTTTAGATGTATTAAGAAGTTTTTGATATGAAACTCTCTGTTGAGTTTTTCCTTGAGATACTTCTGCTCTCTTAACTAAAGCACCGCCTTTAGATTTTACTTTCTCTTTCTTCTTTCCCTTTACAAATTTCTTTGCTGCTTTCTTCGCACCTTCCTTCACTGCCTTCTTGGCCATCTGTGAAGTTACTAATCTTGTTGCTGCGCTAAGAAGAAAAGGTATCGCCATATTATCCTACGATATTATAGATTGATTTAATGACGATTAGTTCAGTATTCCTAGGGTCAGTAGCAGAAAACTTAGGCAATGTAGATTGTGACCCACTAGACGCACTATTTGGGTTAGCACCAGGGTTCTGACCACCAGGAGGCAGTATGACTACTCTAGTTCTTCCTCTTCCATCAGGGGCACCAGGAGCAGTTAGAGGAGCATTACTTGGTCTCATCTGAACTTGTTGTTGAGTGGCGGCCGCTAAGGGAACATTACTGGGATTCATCTTTACATTTGCAAAAGAGTTCACAAGAGATTCTGTTATTCCAGTTAGTTGCTTTTCACTTAAACCAGCACCACTCTTCACTGCCTGCTGAAGTTGTGGTGACATATTACCTAGTTCAATAATACTCATGCCTCTATTAGTTGCAGCAAGACCGCCCCTATGATCTCTTGCAAATGCACCGTATGTTTTTGCGAAATAAGCTTCAACAATATTGATTTGATCTGTTCCTTTCATAGGAAGAATCACACCTCTCCCTGTTCCAAATCCAGACTCAAGTGAGGCATCCATATGAATCTCAATCACTTCATAACCCTGTTTCTCATATGTTTTTAACTTATCTTGTTGTTGAGTAAATCCAGCAGGAGTATTTGGAGTTGAATCATGCATGTCCATCAATCTGACTGGAGCACCAGGATACTTTGCTTTAATATTATCAACTGCATTTCTTGCTAATGAACGAGTGAGTTCTGCTTCACCAGGAGCACCCATGCCAGCAGCATGTCCAGGAACAATAATATAACCCTTAGGTCCATCACCACCACCAGAACCATAATTTGCTGTGGGTGCTGATCCTTGTCTACCCAATCCTAACCCACCACCATTTTCAAACCCCAGAAGATTTCCTTTACCTATCTTAGGTCTATTAGTTCCCCCAGCAGCAGCATTAGCAGCAAGTAGATTTTCCCTACCATACATATCTCCTGCTTTATTACTCATCACAACTTCACCAGGAGAAAGTGCTACCAGTTGCGTATCAGCACCCATACCAGAGATTTTTTGACCTGTTGAATCAGTTACCAGTGAACCACCAGATAATCCTGCGACTGGTTCTGGTGCAGCAAATGGATTTTCATATGGTTCTATCATAGGGATTGACAGAACTGGTTTGTCCTCCTCTTTGATATTGTCTATAGGGTCAACACCAAAGAGTGCTAATGCTTTATTAACATTATCTTCTAGAGCATTAAAGGCATCAAAAATACCACCAATAAAATCATTAATAGGTCCTAATATATTTTCATTTGTCCAAGTAGATATAGAGTTTATAAAATCAATAAACTTATTCACAAAATCAACAAACGGTTGAAATGCTTTTGATGGATCTTTTAAGATTTCAATAAGACGAAGTAATGCTCCACCTAATAATATATTTTTAAAGAAGTCCAGAATCATATCAAAGAAACTGCCAGCAGGTTTCAATGCTGCCTTTGCTGCACTCTTAAACTTATTATCTTTTTCAGGTGTTTCTAACTTTGTCTCTCTTGTCTTCTTCTTTAATGTATCTGCTGCTGATACTTCTTTCTTTTCACTCTTCTTTTCTAACTGGAACTGTTTGTTGAGTGTTTCAACAATACTATTAAGATTCTCAGATATCTTATTGACTTGTGGGACTAATGTATTTTCAATAAACGCAGAAGAATCATCTGGTTTTATCTTTTGTATTTCATTTATTACATCATCCTGCAACTTAGTTTTAGTTGCTGGTCCCTGCTTCTTAGGGGCAGCACTTTTTTTCTGAATCGCACCAGAAAAGAAAGCATCTGCTTTTACTTTCTTCTTGGGTTTGGGTTTGAATCTACCTGTCTTTGATTTAACTCTCTTAAACTCATTCGTAAGAAGTTCTACTTCTTCAGTAGGCATCTGACTGTTGGACATTCTACCAGCAGCCATCTTCTCTCTGAGAAGAGTTTTATATGTATCGTAATCTATATCACTAACATCATCTAATCCTAAGAGTCTTAGGATTATTTCTTCAATATTATCTTCCTTAACTGATTGTTTCTTCTTTGCCTTAGAAGAAATAGCAAGCGCAGAGGATCCACCAGAAGGATTAGACTTCTTCTTTCCTAATATGCTATTCAGTAGATCGTCTAGACCCTCTGGGATTTCATCCATTCTGTCTTGCCTTTGACTTTTGCTCTTCGTCCTCTAAGTGTTGCTGTAGAAGTGCGACATAAACATCACGCTCCCAAGGCATCATGTTTTCAATCTCAGTTAATGAATATTTATGGTACTGCATCAGGGCAAAATTTAACTTATAATACCCCTCAAGATCCATATGGATCATCCCTACGCGAAAAAACTGGATAAACCCTCCAAAACGACAGTGCCTTTTTTCTTAGTCTTAGGATTCTTTACTTCAATTTCATGCGATAGTTTAGGCATAGTATTGAAAAACTCTTCAACTTTTTTAAACTGAAGAGAGTTCATCTGTTCTAAGAACTCATTAATCTCCTCACGACTACAATCTTCTGCTGCCCAGACATCATCTGCACTAAAGATTTTATCAATACATCCACCAATAATTTCAAAGGATTGATCCATTGCGGAATCATCGCTAAGGTCAAAGTTGTTTTTAATAAACTGGTCAAGAGAAGGATACTTCATCTCCATTGTAAGTTCGTCATCCAGTTTAATCATCTTGTCATGGTTTTCACTGAACTTGACTTCAATCTCATCAAGATTAATCTTGACTGGAACTTCAGTCTCGCCATCATCAGGACAAATGATATTGACTTCTACTTCTTCTCCAACAGACTTGCCTCTGATATTAAGGAACAAGAACTCAATGTCAAATGTAGGAAGGTCTTCTACTTTAATGTTTCTTGTGGAAATACAGTTCTTGATTACGGTTTTGATTGCTGTAGTAATCTGAGTATTATCTTCGCTCTCTAAGGCAAGTACTAAAAGTTTTTCTTCTCTTACAAGGAAAGGTCTATACTTAATCTTTTGTTTGGTCGAAGGTAATTCCAACTCATATGTCGGTGTTGAAATCTTAGGTAAAGGCATAATGTTTTAATCAGTCAGTCGGTTTATTTATTAGCCAATACTATTACTTGTTCCTAGAGTTGTTCCCGATAATAGAGTTCTATCCGGTATAATATCCCTTGATCCAAGTTGAGCATCTGTTTCAGCGCCTGCTGCGAATTGATTTCTTACACTAGTACGAGCATCAGTAGCAGTTCTTTGAGATGATGTTCCTTTAGCATTAGAAATACCAGTATCTACAACGTGTCTAATGTATGAGAACTGAACATTAACTTTTAGAATATCACTTGGACCATAACTTACAGCAGACTTCTGCATTGCTTTAGGGAAAGCACCAACATAAGTATAGTAAAGAGCAGGTCCTGTTATCTCTTTTTCAAACTTAGTCATATAGATATTGGATTTGTATCCACCACCAGGACTTTTAGGATAACTCATCCTATAGATGGCAGTGTCTCCTTTATATTGATCCGTAGTGCCTGGAGGCACACCTTGACCTACAATATAATCCATCCAGGTTTCAAAGAACCTAATCGTATTATAGTTTCTATCAACATAAAACTGAATATCAAAAGTATCATCATAGATTCTACGATAAGCAAACTGTTCTCTTGCTCCGTAGTAATCACCCACCTGATCGTGAGTTGCTAATGAACTACCGGGAATAGATGCTTCACTACAAAGAAGTTCAACATTCTTTCCATCAGTATTATATGTAAACCCTCTGGCTCTCAGAAAGTTCAATACATCTCTAGGTGGTTGTAAACTTATAGCATAAGAAGAAGTTTGAGCAAGGTTCATTACCCTACTCTTCAAATCAGATGTTCTAATTCCCTTTGGACGTGGGCCAGCCATCTATAAATAGACTCGATTACTATACTATGTAGTAGGGAAGTGGGAGAAAGTATAAAGTCGATATATAAACCATCCAATCCTGAGAAGTATCAGGGTAATGCTAATAATATTATTTGTAGAAGTTCTTGGGAACGTCGCTTCTGCAACTGGTGTGATAACAATCCTAACATACTGAAGTGGGCATCAGAAGAGTTTAGCATCCCATATGTTTCTCCTATTGATAATAGAGTACATCGTTACTATCCAGACTATCTGATTGAAGTTAAAGAAGTTGGCGGTAAAACTAAAAAATATGTGGTTGAAGTGAAACCAAAGAAACAAACACAACCACCTAAGAAAGGTGAACGTGTCACTAAATCATTCATCTATGAAACCAAAACTTATGCTGTGAATCAAGCAAAGTGGAAAGCAGCAACCGAGTTCTGTATAGATAATGGTGTTGAGTTTAAGATTATCACTGAAGACGAACTAGGTATCAAACCTTATGGATCAAGAACAAGAAGAGTATCTAGAAAGCGAAACAAATAGACTTGAATATGTTCGTGATGATATTATAAATCAAGGTGAACCTGATGATATGATGTTTGAGTTATTACAGGTTTTGAATGAAGAAGTATTGGTTCCTGAGGTTGGAAGATATTATACATTCATATATCAACCTAAAACATCAAGGATTAGATATGATGAACATCCGTTAATTGCTTGTGTTGGTATCTTCAGATGGGGTATTAGAGGCATCAACTATCACTGGGGAACATATAGAAACTACTCTTGGCAAGAAGTGATTGGAAAGTTTCATGTCGTATATCCACTTGAACTTAATGATGCTAGAGCAATCCCGTATCAGAAGTTTGAAACTTCTAGATAAATAAAAATAAAAAGATATGGCGGACCAACTACCAGATGGTGTTACCTTACCTGAGGGTGTTAACAAGGGCGGGGACCTTTTATATGACCTCGATACTCCAAATGTAAAAACAAAAGATAAATCTGGCACTAAGCGTGAAGAAACGGTTAAATCCAGGTTCAATGTTAAGACTGGTAATTTTGATTTATATGTTGTAGAAAAAGGTGGTCTCTTTGGTATTGGGGGTGGTAATAAACTGTTTGCAACATACAACGCCAGCACTGATAAATTTTCCCCTGAAAATAAAGTCATTTATCAAAGAATTGCTTATGGTCAGTTAACTCCCTCCAGTAGAACACAACTTAAAGGCATAACATTCCGTACAAAAAGAGCGACATTAGCTACTCTTGACTATTTAACGGGAAATAATAAAAAGCATACCTTAGTACAAACAAAAAAAACAATCTCAGGTTATGCGGGATTTAAGGGAGTTCCTGGTGCTAGTGTTAATGTAGACTCAGACTCAGACCCAGACCCAGACCGAAACCCAGACTCCCCTCTTAACACTGATGATACTAACGTTGCACTTCCTGAAGATGGTCAGACTAGTACTCCTATAACTGAATATGATCTTAAGAGTTTTATTAATTCACAAAGGAGAGAAGGAACATTCGGAGAAAACGTAAGTTTACAATATCCCATATATATTCCTAAAGAATTAAAGTATGACTTCATACAGATTTCTCCGTATGCATACGTGCCTGCTGGTTTAGGTTTAAAACCCACTGCTGCTGAGGACAGATATAAAAATGTAGAAAGATTACTAGGTACAGTTATATTACCGATGCAACCTAACTTCTCAGAGTCAAACTCTGTAGAATGGGGTGGTGATATGCTAAATGCTGTTCAGGGTGAGTTAGCAAAAGGAGCACTAGGTGCAATAAACAAAGGGTCTAAACTACAAATTGAGAAAGCTATTGAAGATCTTATTAAGGCCGGAGTAAATACAGTAGATGCGTTCGGGGTAGAAGGGAAACAATTTATTGCTGCCTATTTTGCAGGTCAAGCAGTTAGGGCAAATATTACAGGCAGGACTACTGGTGCTGTTATCAATCCAAACCTTGAGTTACTTTTCAATGGACCTAAGTTGAGAACATTCAACTTTAGTTTTAAACTAACGCCAAGAAGTGCGAAGGAAGCAATAATGGTTAGAAAGATTATTAAGTTTTTTAAAAAGAATATGGCAGCACAAAGGTCTGCATCAAATCTATTCTTGCTAAGTCCAAACGTATTTAAACTTAAATATATTAGTGGGTTTGATGGAAAACAGAATCCATATATGAACAAGATTAAACCTTGTGCTTTATCAGCATTTAATGTGAACTATACACCTGATGGTTCATACATGACTTATAATGATCCAAACAATCCTTCAATGACTTCTTATGATATTGGTCTATCATTCTCAGAGATTGAACCAATATATGCTGACGAAATCGACTACGCCACAAACGACATGAGTTACTAAAATGCCTAATCCTTACTTCCAGTATCTTCCAAACTTTGATTACGTCAGCAGGATTCCTGGTGCTAAAAATATTAATGACTATGTTCAAGTCAAAAATATTTTTAAAAGATTTAAAATAAACTCAGAAATACTTAATGATTTATCATACTTTACCAAGTATAAGATTATTGGTGACGAAAGACCAGATCAAATTGCTTATACTTATTATAATAATCCATATTATGATTGGGTTGTCCTGTTAGCAAACAATATTATTAATGTAGAAACAGAATGGCCATTATCTCAAGATTCATTCTACAACTATATGATAGACAAGTATGATACTGAATCAAATTTTGCTGAAGTACATCACTATGAAACGATAAAAGTACTGAACAATAGTGCTAGAGTTTTAGTTCCTGCAGGTCTTGAAGTACCAGCAGACTATAGTATAACATATTATGATAGAAGTATTCCAGGCACAGTCACCAAAGGAAAAATCACTCAAGGGGTTACTAATCAACAATATGAAGACAAGATTCAAGATAATAAAAGGAATATCTTTTTAATTAAACCTCAATATATTACTACTATTATAGATCAAATTGAAGATGCTATGCGATATAGTTCTGAGTCATCACAATATGTTAATGATGACTTAGTTAAAGGTGAGAATATTAGAATCTATGATTAGAAAAAAGTAATAGGGTCAAAAAATTGCTGGAGATTTTTTCCGACCTTTTTTGAAACTAAAAGTTGATTTTCGCACAAAAAAAGAGGGGTATTACCCCCTCAAAAGATTAATGTATGCTGCTATGACCAGTAAAGTTAAACAAACCTGGTTATACTTCATCAACTATCAGCAAGTTTTGCAAAGTAAGACATAGGATCATCATCGTCATCAGAAGTGGTTGTTGTTTCAGTACCCTTTGATGCTTGGTAAGAATCTTCAAGCTTTCGCATGACATCTTCTTCACTGACTGCCTTTTGTTCTGCTGCTGCGTAGTTATCATACTCCGTTTCTTCCTGCTCTGTTGACCTGCGGGTAGATTTGTTACCCAAAACATAATCAAGACGCTTCTTCAAGTCTTCATATGACTTGAACTGATCAGAAGCAACGAAGGCAGTCAATGAATGCTGCTTCTTCCAGATTGCTTCAAGTGCGTCATCATCTTCAAGAAGAGGTGATTGACGGTCGAACTCTGACTTATCATAGTTCCAATAACCATCCTTCTTCTGCAGTTTCAGTTTAAAGTTAGCACCACCCCAGAAATCAAATGGGTTGATAGGTGTTTCATCTTCAAACTCAGGTTGCATTACATCCATAATCTTGTCAAAGATCTTCTTACCGAACTTGTAGAGGAATACTCCACCCTCGTTCTGAGGATTGGCAGGATCTTTTACAACATAGATGTTGGCATAGAAAGACAACTTACGCTTTTGCTTACGGACAGTTTCCTTATCCTTATCGCTTCCGCTGTTCCAAAGTTCCCTATTCAATTCTCCGATAGGGTCCTTACCACCAATGGTGGTCAGCGAGTTTTCAATATACCATCCACCAGGTCCTTGGAAGGCATGAGAGAACAGTTTTACCCAAGGGAGATCTTCTCCATCAGGGGCAGGGAGGAAACGGATAACGGCATATCCATTACCAGACTTATCCATTTCTGGTTTCCACAGACGGTCATCACTATTACCGCCAGTGTTATTCATCTTTTCTACTTCCTTGACCAGTTTATTGGTAAGAGAACCCAGAGAAGATTGCTTTTTGAGATCCGAAAAACTCATTTGATAGACTCCGTATTTGTTGTATTTGGTTTGTGTCCCGTAGCTTGGTTGAGGTTTGGGTAGCCTCTTGAACCATGAACTATAAGATAGTTTCAGTGGTTTGTCAAGCAGACTCATTAATAGTTTTTTTCATCTTTTCAATGATGTTCGTCATATTAGAAAAGACATAATTAAGATCCACATCAGGAGGGAATCCTAGTTGTTGAGCAGAAGATAAGATATTATCCTTCATTACTTTTGCTTCGGGATCATCAGAAAGAGTCATCCTAGCATACAGAATTTGTTGTTTGTTCAACAATTCCTCAAGCAGTTCAACATGTTCTAGTTTGTCATCATTATTCATTGTAGAAAAAGAGAAAACCTTTTCATAGATCTTATCTTGAAGTTCTGTGATTGCTTTCATCTCTTCTTGAACAAAGTCTGAACTAAAGAAACTCATAACCCTCCGCAAATAATTTGTTTCAACATTTTCTTATACTTGAACACGTCTATATGTATAAAGGAATTATACTTAGATATTCTCATAGAAAGAAACTTCCATACAGGATCCTTTAACTTTTTATCATAGTCATCTTTGAATCCAATAATCTTATTCAAGATAACAATTGATTCTAAAGACAAGTGTCCAGCAAGGTGCTCTTTGATGATTGAGGAGTGCTTAGTTCCTTCAATCACCAGCATAGCATCAAAGTCCTGACCTGTAAACACGTCTTCAATTTCTGTTTTAAATGTATACGTTAGTGACTGCAACCGCTTCTTCCAGTCAGTAAAGTTTTGTTCACCATTACGGACAATCTCTCCAATCCATAATGATTGAGGGTCATCACAAGATACAAAGTTAGACACAAAGAACTGAACTACTTCCTCATCGTTCTTCTGTCTACTTAGTTTCTCAAAGAAAAACCTATCACGTCGTTTATAAAAACTATCTAGAGATGCACGGGACTTACCACCATATCTATGGTAATCATAACTCTCTTTAGTAAAATGGTTTTTCAATCCAAGGTAGGATTTATAGCAATCAAAGGGAGTCACTTTCGGGATCATCTACTTCTTCAAAGTCAATAATGTTTTCAAGTTTCACAATATGTTTCCCATCTATGAGATAGGTATGTGATTCATCAATCATTCCCAAGTATTTCAGTTCATCTTCAGGAATATTATTTTCCCGAATTGCTGCTAGCATTTGATGATGTCTGAGATCTTGGGATGATATCATAGTGGAAGTTTAGCGTGAGAAGTCTTCTTGAGCAAGTTAAGTTCAATTGCTTCACACTTCAGTTTTTCCTTCAGTGGTTTAGATATAAGTTTGGGAATAGATTCTACATCAAGATTGTTCTTCTCGCAAAAGAATACAATCGCATCAATATACTTCATACCTTTGTTGGTATGAGCAATAGATTCAATCTCTTCCGCAAACCTTCTAGAGCAATAGAACTTTGTCTCTATTAGATTTTCGATTTCTTTGTTGTCAGGACTTACCATATTCCTGGAGTTTAAATTCAACAAACTCTCTAATATATTTGGAGAGAAGTTGGATGTACTTTTTCTTGTCATACTCTTCATAAATTGTGGTCTCACCATTTTCACACGACATGATAATGACAAACTTCTTTACCATTATACCAGTCATCTCGTATAACATGCAAGCATATGCTGCACATTGTACAAAATGATGGTCAACCCATCCTCTAGGTTTGGGTTTCTTTGCTGTTTTAAAATCAATGACCGCAAGTTCACCGTCATACTCAGCAATACAATCTACACTACCAGCAACACCCAGTTCATAACTAAACAAAGACTGTTCGATAGCATGAATGTTATCGATTTTATCAATCTCTCCTTTTGCTTGCTTAAAAAGAAACTCAGACAGTGGTTGTACTGTCGGAAGATCCTTGTTGCGAAGATAGTATTCAGCAAGGGTATGCATATCAGTGCCCCTGCTAGTTGCTTGCTTGGTTATCTTGTTTGCTTCATCATTACCAACTTTCTTTCTCCAGTTAATGAAGATTTCTCGATTGTAATGACTAATGATGGACGTGATTGATACTAACTTTTGTCCATCGGGTGTATCATAATACCTAACTCCATCAACCATCTGTCTACTGAGAGATGGATATTCAATTTCAACATGATTAAACATTACATACCTAGTTCAAGTTTAGCAATAATATACTCTTTAACGAGTCCACTCCTACAGATGTCTTCTGCTTCAAACTCTACCATACTAAATGAAGGCATGTTCTTAAGGATACGAATGAAATCTACGATGCCATTCCTCTCTGCTGTTTTAATCAAATCAGTTTGAGTTGCATCACCACAGAACATAATCTTACTATTCTCACCAACACGGGTAATCATAGAGTCTAGTTCATGAAAGTTTAGATTCTGGAACTCGTCAACAATAACAATAACATTATCAAGAGTAGTTCCACGAATAAAGGATGTACTCCAGAAACTGATTGTGCCTTGTGCCTTGAGGTTAGCATAAAGCATTTCAAACGCATTGTCATCAGGCATCTCAAACATATATTTTACCATATTCTTATATGGAATCTGGTAAAGTGAAGATTTATCTTCATGATCACCAGGGAGAAAACCAATCTCTCTGGTAGGTACAAGCGACCTGACGATGTATATTTTATCGTAGGGTGTACTAGGGTTCAATACATCTAAGATAGCATTGTAGAGGGTAATAAAGGTCTTACCTGTACCTGCACATCCATATGCTACAAGGTTTTGATCTCTCTTATACTCTTCAAAAAACTTTTCCTGATTCTCAGTAAGTGGTTCAATCTTTCTAGTGTAATCTAGATTAATTGGTTTCTTTCTTTTCATTGTACGATTACTCGTGCCAAATGGAACCGGGTTGTCTTTCTTTTTTCTGACAGGCATAATAATCAAATAGGTTTTACTATAGATCCAGGAGCTTTAGATGCTTTGCGAAGAACATCATTCCATCCGGGATGTGATTTTTTCAACTTATCATAAACCTCACCAACCTCTCCAACTCCAGGGAATGTGGAAGGGTCTGAATAGTCACGGGACCAATTTGGATTGTCCACTCTCCACTGATCCCATTCGTGAATACTCATCTTCACTTCTTTTTGTTCACCAGTTTCGCTGTTAACAACAGGGTATGACGGCATAGTCACCTCTTCAGTGTAGTATTTAGACCCATTCTAGAGCAGCACCAATGATTGGAAACTGCTCACAGAAGATTTTCTTACATCCTTCTGCAATAATCATATGTTCTTTTTGAGTACCATTAGAGGCTCTCAAATCAATATAATGCATCCAAGAACGAAGTGAACCGCTCATATAGAGTCGAGTCCCTACGGCAAGGGGAAGCACCATTCTAGAACACTCTTTTGCCACACCACTTTCAAGCATCTGTTGATACAGTGCCATAGAAGAATCAAACAGAGTCTGCATCTGCATCTCTAGTTTCTGTTTGATAAATGGATCAAGGTCATCAGTAGAGTTCTGACGATTCTTTGTATCCTGACGACGTAGTTCAGGTAATGGAATGTTTTCACTTAGCAAAGATGAATCTGCATAGCGTTGAGAAAACTCCTGGAATGTAAAAGACCTGTGTCGGAGCACTTGAGCTGCGATTGCCCTAGAAGTTTCAATTTCAAGAGTCATGAATGACTGTTCAAAAATACTCCAGTGCTTGTGCTTAATACAATACTTAAGCAATCCTTCAAAAGAATCATTACCTTGATTAGATGGATTACTAACTCTGGCACAATAAGCAATATGTTTTTCAGCATCAGGCGTTGCTGAGACAAGTGATACTTTATTCATCGTTTTTAATCTCTTTGCGGACCTTTTTAAGTTCTTTGAGTTCTGATTTAATCATCTGATAGGCATCTTCAGGTGATAGTTTCTTTGCCATTTCCATAGCACTGATAACTTCAACTCTGGTTCCAAAATGCTGGAGTGCTCGCTCAAAGGAGTCTAGTTCTTCATACATGGTTAATCTGGATATCCATCATCGTCATAGGTTTCATCATAATCAAGGATGGGTGCTTGGTATTTAGTGTCGTATTTGTAAGACTCAACATCAGAATAAACTTCAGACTCCAAAGCATCAACTAGGAGTCTCAAATTCCTGACGATAAGTTTAAGTTTATCCTTTTCCATAAAAAAATGAGGACTAGTCAGTTAGTCCCCATAATAGCATCATTTATTGGACAATGCAACTATCAACTCTTAGATGCGAACTTGCGTTCGATTTTAATACCACGATACATTAGATTGTGGTTGTGGTTTTGAGTTTGTTCTTCCAACACAGCGGCTTTGTATGCCTCTTTGTCGTACTGTTGTCCTCTATAAGTGATTGTAGTCATTGGTATACTCCTGAAGTTGGGTGAAAGTTGAACCTTCTCTGCTTACGCAGGATCCGTTTTTCCCGTTCCTTCAGTCGTGTGCGTCCCATATACACTCAGGTGTAGATTCCTTTACGGTCTCTATCAACTCTACCTTAAAAGCATTTGAGATATTCTCATTTGCTTTCATCCTCAGCATAATAGCATCGGCTTGTTGGCAGGTGAGTGATGAATAGAATAATAGTTCTAACATGGGATGAACGGCTCCGTTCCGCGACTTACTTGCGTCTCCTAATCAAGTCCAAATTTGTTCCAAATTAGGAGATGAACGACAGGTCTATTATAGACCTCATACTATATTTAGTCAAGAGTGAATCAAAATCCCTCTTTCTGTGCTTCCTCAACCATCTTAGACACATAGTTTTCTGTGCCGTCAATGGTTTTAATGGTAAACAAATTAGACTTCTGATACTTCTTAATCTTCTTATACTTTTTTAAGAGAGTGCTAATCTCATCAGAAGACATATCAAAGTCTACATCAAATCCACTACTCATTTCTTTTTACTCGATTTAGGTTGTGGTTGTGGCTGCTTAGGGTCATTCCAAAGTTTTGGATTTACAGTCCCTGCAGATTGTGTGATATCTAATAGTCCAGACTTGTACTGGTCATAATAATGATCAAAAATAGATACTTTTTTTGAGCAGATTACAATATCATATTTAATTTCTTCTTTATCACTATACTTAACAAGAAAAGCATTGTTAGGTAGCAACTTATCTTCTGCTAGAGTTGGATCACAATTAGTCTCGTAAATCTTCAAGACCTACCTCCCCATTGAATGTCTGGGAATGCAGTTTCAACTGCGCCTTTTGTCAGTTTATACTTAGACTGAAGTCCTTTATCCTTTACAAGGCAAAGCAAATCTGCTTCTGCAGGATGAAGACCTTCAAGAATCTGAATAAACATAGACTCTCTACGAGTCTTGGAGAGATTTGGGTTACCTCCTTGTACAAAGTGATATAGATTTCTGTATTCCTTCCTCAAAGAGGTGTGGTCTGTACCGATAGGAACATCATTCTTTTCGTATGGTACATCTCCTTCAGGTAGAAGAGAGACTACAGTGTCATCAAAGTTCCAAATAAGAAGAGATTTAAGTGCAGCACTTGAAAACTCTTTCAATACTTCAACTTTTTTAGTTACCGTTCTCTGCTTACTAACATGATCAAGAATCTCATGCATGAAAGGATTAGGTGGAAGTGGTGATTTAGGCATAGTATTTCAAATCAGGTTAGGTTATTTATTCTTCCCCTTCAGAATAATCTTCAAGGGTATTCTCAAATCTTACAGCAAGAATATCATCTGGTAAAATTTGACCATGTTCATCGAACATTTCAGGATGGGTAGGTATAAAAGTTGAGTTTCTTTCGATCACATATTCTTTAAGTAGGTATCCGATTACTCCTCCTACCAAAAGAAATATCACAGAAATTACAGTCGATAGCGTTAAAGTTACTGCTAACATTTTAGTCCTCCCCTTTTAGAGATTCTTTTGTTTTAACATCTAAACTAAAGTCTAGAAATAAATTAATCTCTTTCTTAAAAAAAGGAATAACTCTTCCAAACTTTATCTCAAAAGTTTTGGGCGCGTCTGGTTTTCTCCTTTTGTTTCTAAGTAGTAACTCTACACCTCGATTGAGATTTAGAGGTGGGTCACTGTCACGATTATTTATTGGTCTTTCGTTTTCGTCCTGGTCTTTTTTCTTGTTCATACTTCCATGCATCCTCAAGTATACCATAAAGGTATTTTCTTATTTTTCGTGCCTCTGGTTTTCTTATATGACCATATCCTTCACGAAGTTGTTGATGCATTCCATCAGCACCACCTTCAAGATATTCATCTAAGTCTAATATTAAAAGATTGATTTCTTTTGCGGTAGAACTTTCAATAAACTCAGTTGCATCTCTCTTGGTAGCCTGAATACTTTTCAAGTACTGGTACATGTTTATCACATATTTTCCTTGAAAAGCATGATCAATTGCGTGCTCTACAATGTCATATAAGTCTACGTTATCCATCAGACCAGTTTATTTTCTTTCAGGTATTTAACAGTTTCTTGACATCCACCAAGTTTTTGTCCATTTGATAATACCTGAGGGAAGGTAGAACCTGGTCCAAACTCAGCATAAAACTCGCTCTTCTTATAATCTCTATCGAGTTTATACTCAACGTAAGTAAGTTCGGCAAGTTGAAGGGCAGTAATTACTTTTGTACAGAAAGGACATCCATTTTTAGAGTAGACTGTGAACGAAGGTGAAGTCATAGTTTTATTTACTTTTAGATTTATGTTTGTAAGCACAGGATTGTCTCGCCCATGCCCTTGAGAGACTATTTACATAACTACAGACTTGCCCTTCTTCACCACAGTGAGGACATGCTGATCCTGGTGGATCTTCAGGATACCTAATCTTCTTTTTTCGCAGGCTCATATGGATGTGCTGGGTTGTGTTCTCTACTCATAGGTTGGGAAGACTCGAAAGGGTCCCGTGATTTGTTTTTAATTACAATGAAGGCGTCTTTATTATATTTACGAGTACCGTGTGGAGTTGCCCACTTTTTATTGTAATTCTCACCTTGGTGAATGCCAGAAACTACTGTGCCACCAATCTCTACCACAATGTCATCATCGTTGTCCCATCCAAGAGTGTTCATTGTCTCTGCAATTTTAGAAGCAAGCATATAAAATAGACTACTCCTTCAAGTTTAGCAGTATTATTGTTGGTTGTAAAGGTCTTTCACTTCTCCAATAACCCAAGATCTCATACCAAACGGAGTGTCAGCAATCAAAGTTTGAGTGTGCTCTACTAACTCTTGTGGAACAACTAGACAGAATCCAATACCAAGATTGAATACATTACGCATCTCATCCTCAGCAATGTCTCCTGCCTGCTGGATCTTGTTAAAGAGTTCTGGTCGTTCCCAAGCAGAGTAATCAACATCAACCGTAAGACCTGCTGGAAGACACCTAGGAAGGTTCTCAGGCAGTCCTCCACCAGTGATGTGTGCCATGCCTAAGATAGGAACCTCATCCAACAGGTACTGGATCAGACGGGCATAGATGGTGGTCGGTATCAGAAGCTCTGGCATCTCCTTATAGTAAATGTAATTTCTATTAAGCAAATAGTTAACAAGAGTAT